AGGTAGTAACTGCAGGAGGTACTATCCATCATTGGATGAGGTGTGATGATTGCAGAAAGTATTATAAAATAAATAATAAAACTTACCTAGATTTTTTGAAATTCAAATATAAGCATTAACTTAGCACTTGTTTCATAATAAAAGAAAGACAGTTGTAAGCTCCCCAGCACGCAGCTGTTTTTTTTTGCAGTCGCAAAATGTACCTATTCTTATTTATAATAAATATAAATTACACTTTTTTCTATTTAGAAAACGTAATAAACACAAGGGCTTCAAAAAATAATTAAAAATAATTTAAAAATAATTGTTAAAAAGCATACAAGTTATTAAAATAGAATTTATATTTGTACATAATTATTAACTAAACAATTAAAACTTTTTATTATGAACAAGAAAGAACTAATGGAACTTATTTTACTAGAAGAGCAGCAGCTTTGGACTGTAGCTCAAGATTTTGCAGAGCATCTAGGCAGTGAGCATGAAGCTACTAAAAGAGCCATTGGCAGATGGAATACTATTGCTAACCTAATAACTAAGATCAATGAAAAAGCTAATTAAATACTTTACTCCTGTAGGAGTAGAACAGATAGCATTTGCTATGGCTATGCTTACTGTTACAACTGTAATTTTATCAATCCTTTTTTTATTCACTTTTTTAGAACTTATATTATGAACTTTATAGACCTATACAAAAGAGACAATACTTATTTTTCTAATTGGAAAACTGACTATGATAGTGATGTATATATAGCAGGTACTATTGAGCCATTTACCTACAATGCTACAGAGACTGATGATGGAGATATGTCTCATTTTATTCTAAATGATGCAAATCTTAACCTATTAAAGTCTAAGCTATATGACAAATAACATGATCACTCTCTTTCAGCAATTAGATTGGTGGCAGAGACAGGATAGAGGTAGCTTTAACCTAGAGCTTTATATGCAGATTTGCAGAGCTAAACTACTCAGAGATGATAAATGAGTTCACACAGCTAGCTATAGAGGTCCAGGATGCTATAGCTAATGGTGATTACACTCACCAAAAATACCTAAGATTCAGAGAGTGGTACTTTCAGAGTTATGAGGGTAGCAAAAGGAATGCTAATAGAGATTTTAAGATGTTTGATTTAATGTATGGCTTAGATGTGCCAATTAAAAACAATGACAATGAAGATGTATAAAGTAGTATTCAAGACCTTTGACTATTGGGGAGGTCCTGTAAAGTTAGTCACCAGGATAGTGGAGGCTTATGATGCGGATCATGTTAAGCAGCTCATACAAAAAAACGATGACATTATAATTGAAATAAAAGAAATAAAACAATGATAGAACTAATAAAAGAAATAATAGAACAAGACGGACTTGCACAGAAAAACCGAAAACGTGAAATAGTACACAGGAGAATTTATTTATTTACAGCTCTTAGAAAAGAGGGTTACACTTTAAAAAAAATTGGAAGTTTATTTAATATGGATCATGCCTCAATTTTGCACGGTTTAAAGACTTATCAAAATTTAACTGATGTTAATGACAAACAGCTAAAAATTGATAATGAATATTATGAACTGCTTTTAAATTTACAAGCCCCAAAACAAGTTGAATATAATTTAAAAAGTGAAATTAAAGAAGCAAAGAATTTAGTTGACTTGCGAAAAATACAATCTAAAATAAAAAATAATTTTTACTAATTGTTATTTAATACAATTTTTGTTTATATTTGCATATATTATTAATTTTAAAATTTAACCATGAATATTTTAGAAAAAGCAAATAACATTGTTTATTTAAGAAGTGAAGAAAAAGATCGTATGTATGGAGACTTTCATGCTTGCATGCAAAAAACGGCAAACATTGCCTCAGAGATGTCTAATAAAGTTATTACTATAAAAGACTGTTATAACATATTAATTGCTTTAAAATTGGCTAGACAAGCAAATGCTCATAAAGAAGACAACTTACTAGATGCAATTGCTTATATGGCTTCTTTAAATGATTTAAACGATTTAAATAATTTGTATGAGCAATTTTGAGCAAATGTATTCAACAGTAATGTCAAACTGTATGAAAACAGGAATTAAAGTAAATGGCAGAAATGGTAGAGTGCGTCAAATAACAGCGGCTCAAATTAGAGCAAATTTAAATGATGGATTCCCGGTAGTTACTGGAAAGCAAATATTTCCAAGATCTTGCTTTGTTGAAACTGAGTGGCTGTTATCAGGCCAATCTAATATAAAATTTTTAAATGATAATAAGGTGCATATTTGGGATCAATGGGCAGATGATAATGGTAATTTAGGACCTGTTTATGGCCATCAATTAAATAATTTTAACGGGGTTAATCAAATAACAAATATTTTAAATGACTTTAAATTAAATAAGCATTCAAGAAGATTGTTGTTTACAATGTGGAATCCTAATCAATTACAAGATATGTTGCTTCCCCCTTGTCATTATGCCTTTCAATTTGTTATTGCTAATAATATGGTTGATGTTGTGGTATCAATGCGATCTTTAGATTTGTTTATTGGACTACCCTATGACTTTGTAATGTATGCCTCAATTTTATCTTCTTTTGCAAATGAGTTTAATTTAAAAGCAAATGAGGTTATTATAAATGCCGCTAATGCCCACGTTTATGAGGATCATGTAAGTTCTGCTGCTATATATTGCAATAGAAAAAAGTTAAAACTGCCTACATTAATTTCTTGTACTAATTTTACAAAATTTAAGTTTGATGAAATGAAGATTGAAAATTATGAATACAACTCAAGATTGATTGTTAACGTTATAAAATAAAAAATATGAAACTAATTAATGAATTTGAGCCTGTTAGAATATGGGCAAAAGAAAAAAAAATTTTATCAAAAGGTGATATAAAAACACAATATGTAAAATTTCAAGAAGAGGCAGGAGAACTTGCTAAAGCTATTATAAATAATGATAGCAAAGAAATAATTGATGCTATTGGAGATTGTGTTGTTGTTTTAACATCAATAGCTTATTTTAATGGCACAAGTATTGAAGATTGCATAAATTCTGCTTATGAGGTTATTGCAAAAAGAAAAGGTCAAATGATTAATGGAACATTTATAAAAGAAAACTTATGAGAACATATTTAGCAAAAGTTAAAATACCTACAGAGATTAAAAACGAATCAACAGGATCAATAGGCGAAAAAGTATTTGAATTATGGTTTAAATACAATTTTGCTGATGAGCCATTGTTTAAACAGTCGGCAGATCGAGACTTTCAAAAAATAGATTTTGCTGATCATAAAGGCTATACTTATCAAATCAAAGCAACTAAAGCTAAAACGTATACGTTTAATTGCGATTTAGAGGCCGCTGGGGAATACTTAAACAGCGAGCTATACGTTTTTATACAATTAGATGAAGAGTATGCTTATATTGAGCCTATCTGTAAAAAAGAAGAAGTACTTATTAAACTAAAAAAATCATTTATAGAGGATAAAAAATGTTTTTTATATATTAGCGATCTTTTTCAACAAAAATTATTTATATGAGCGGATGGATTAAATTGCATAGAAAGATTACAGATTGGGAATGGTTTGAAGATAAAAATACTTTTATTGTTTTTATTACTTTGCTTTTAATGGCAAATCATAAAGAAAAAAAGTATAAGGGAATAGTTGTAAAGGTCGGAACTATTGTAACTGGAAGAGATATTTTAGCTCGACAAACTAAACTTACTGTTCAACAAATTAGGACAGCTTTAAGCAAACTAAAATTAACCAATGAAATAACCATTGAAACTAGTCCGCAAGGTACTGTTATTGAAATAGTTAATTATAAAAAATATCAACTAATAACCAACGAAATAACCATTGAACAACCAATAAACAACCATCAAACAACCACTAACAATAATGTAAATAAAGATAATAAAAATATATATAGGAGTTTTGGCCATTTATTTATATATGAAAGTGAAGTAAAAAAATTATTAGAAACTTATAATATTAGCCAAGTTGAAAATATTTTAAACGACATTGAAAACTATAAAGGCAATACTAAATATAAGAGTTTATATTTAACAGCCATTAAGTGGCTACAAAAAAACCAACCGACTTATGAAGGTGTTTCGCCTGAAGAATTAAAAGCTAGAAAACATGGACTTATTAAATAATAAAGGATCCGCTCTTGAGTACTTATTAAATTACAGAGATGGGAATATAAAGCATGGTTTAGAGATTGGCAACGGTTTAGATGAATTTATAAGGTTTAAACGTAAACAAGTTTGTATAATTTTAGGTCACGATAATGTAGGAAAAACATATTTTATAAATTGGTATTTTTTAACTCTTGCTTTAAAGCATAAATTAAAATTTATTATTTGGAGTGGCGAAAATCAACATGGCCAAATTTTACGAGACTTAGTTCAGATGTATGCCGGCATAAATTTTAAACAATTAAGCCACGAAGAAATAAGAAACTACTCAACATATTTAGAACAATACTTTACATTTGTTAAAAACGATCGTTTATATAAGCCTGAGGAGTTGTTTAAAATTTTTGAAGAAAGTGAAGCAGACGTTGCACTAATTGATCCATTTACAGGTCTTGACAGAAATATGACTTATGAAGGCAACTATCAATTTATGAATGCGGCTAGACAATTTGTAAACAAAACTGGAATGACGATATACATAAATACACACCCGAATACTGAAAGCGGTAGAAGTTCAAATATTTATACTGAAGGAGATTTCAAGGGGCATTTAAAGGCTCCACTAAAAGATCATATTGAAGGGGGAAAATCTTTTACAAATAGATGCGACGATATGATTGTTATACATCGGCTAATAAAGCATGATGTAATGAAATTTGTAACATGGGTTTCAACCGAAAAAATAAAGGATGTAGACACAGGCGGTAAGCATACAGGGCTAAATGATCCTGTTTATTGTGAATATAATTATGGTTTAGGCTTTACTATTTATGGAAATGATGCAATAAAAAACTATAGACCAAAACAAGAAAATAAATTAAAAACAATTTTTTAAAATGGAACTTGAACTATTAAGCAGCAGAATTAATCTTAATCATACTTGTTTAAAATTAAAAATAAGCATTGAAGACATAAAAACGAAACACCCTAACCGAACAGATTTAATAAGTTCAATGGAACAGTCTTTAATAGAAATTACCCGGGCAATGGCTGTTTATCAAACTTTAGAAAAAGAATTTAGGGCAACAAGACAAATTAATTTTGATCTACAGCATTTAAATTTAGAGTTGAAGCAGGATGTAAAAGACCTAAAAAAAATAATAGAGTATAACAATGCTGAACTTTGAAAACAAGAGCTAAAAAATGTTTTAACTGTAAAGAAGAATTTTTACCATTTAACACACTACAAAAGTTTTGTTTAAAAAACGAATGTATAAAAGCAATGGTAGAAATACAGAAAGAAAAAGAATGGTTAAAAAAGAAAAAAAAGTTAATTGAAAACTTAAAAACATCAAACGATTATTTAAAAATTGCTCAACAAGTTTTTAATAAGTTTATACGGCAAAGAGATTCCGGGTTAAATTGCATTAGTTGCAATAAACTACCTAAAAAAGAAAATGCTGGCCATTACTATTCACAAGGGGGGCATTCTAATGTTCGATTTAACGAAGACAATTGCCATTTACAATGTGAGCACTGCAACACTTATTTAAGCGGTAATCTGTTAAACTATCAAATAGGTATAAAAGAAAGAATAGGAGCACAAAGATTAATGGAGCTTCAAGCAATTGCACATGAAACAAAGAAATGGACAAAGGACGAGTTAAAAGAATTAATTAAGGTTTATAAACAAAAATTAAAGTAATTAAAATTAAATTGTTAATAACTTTTTTTAAATTAATTAGATTTATATATAAAAAGGCTGTATATTTGAATATAATTAAAAACAAACAAAAACACAATGACTACAACATTTGCAAAATTTAGATTAACAAATCAAAAATTAAACGGTTACAAAGGATTATATAAAAAATTGTTTTTAATTTTAGATAAAGACTCTATTTTTGTTGAATGTGCAGAAGAAGAAAGTTATTTTGAAGGTAACGATATGATTATTACAACTACTTGGGGCACTAAAGAAAATTTACCAAAAGGCATTACAGCAATTAACAATTAACAAAACAATTTAAAACAAAAACTATGAAACATTTATTTAAAAGTTTAGCAGCGTTCCAACAAGAAGTACCTGTTATTCACAAAGCAACACAAGGTTACGGCTACACTTACGCCGATCTTCCAAAAATCTTTGAAGTTATTAATCCACTTCTAAAAAAACATGGCTTAGGATTTACTCAGCTAATTAACGGCACACAAATAGCAACATGTTTATTTCATATAGAAAGTGGTGAAAGTATTGAAAGCAAAATTGATATTCCCCAGGGGGTAATTTTAAAAGGAATGAACGAGTTTCAAGTTTTAGGAAGTGCAATTACCTATTTACGTCGTTATTCTTTAAGTAGTATGCTCGGTTTAGTCACAGACAAAGATACGGACGCTTCTGGAGAACAAATAAAAGTTGAGCCAAAGAAACCATTAATAGATAATAAAAGATTTGAAGAGGCGCTTGTAGCTATACAAAATGGCAAGTATACAGTAGATCAACTTAAAAATGGTTTTGAGTTAACAGAAGCGCAAACTAAATCTTTATTATTATGTTAAAAATACGCTGTTCTGCCCTTGGCAAGTTGATGACTGCCCCTCGCTCTAAAGCTGAAACATTAAGCAAGACAGCAAAGTCTTATATACAAGAACTTGTTTTAGAGCATAAATATGAAATTAAAAAAGAGTTTTCAAGTAAATATACTGACAAAGGTCTACAATGCGAAGACGAAGCAATAAGTTTAGTAAACAATGTTTTAGGTTTAGGGTTTATTTTTAAGAACGAAGAACATTTTAATAATGAATGGGTAACAGGTACGCCGGACGTAAACACAAATGAAATTTTATTGGATGTTAAATGTAGTTATGAAGCACATACCTTCCCATTTTTTGAAGATGAAATACCAACCCCTGCTTATTTTTATCAATTGCAAGGTTATATGTGGTTAACAGGAAAAGCCGAAGCATTGCTTTGTTATTGCTTAGTAAACACACCAATAGAAATAGTTGAGGATGAAGTAAGGCGAGAACACTGGAAACATTTTAAAATTGACGAAGATCAAGAAATTAGAGAATATGTAGAAAAAAAGCATAACTTTGACCATTTACCGGATTTAAGTAAAGTAAAAGTTTTTAAAGTTGAACGAGACGAAACTGTAATTTGGGAAATACAAAACAAAGTAGAGGAAGCAAGAATTTATTTTAACAATTTAATAGAAACAATATGAAAGCAATACTTGAATTTAATTTACCTGAAGACAAAGAAAATTTTGATCTTGCAAACAATGGACTAAATTACTATTCAGCATTGTTTGAATTTGATCAATGGCTTAGAAGTGAGTATAAGTACAATAATAAAGAAGAGATGTATGAAGTAAGGCGGAAACTAAATAAAATTATTAACGAAAACAATATAAAAATTTAAACAAAAACAAAATGGAAACAAAAAACAACACAGGAGCAATTTTTAAAAATGACAACAAAAAAGCGGAAAATCACCCAGACTATAAAGGTAAGGTTTTAGTAAACGGCAAGGATATGGAAATAGCTTTGTGGTTGAATACTTCAGCAAAGGGAGTTACTTATTTTAGCGTAATCTTTAGCGAGCCATATATTAAAACAGATGAGTTGCAAAATAAAGTTTTAGATATTAATGATGATTTACCTTTTTAATTATGTTAATACAAGATGAGCAGTTAAAAACTGAAGTAAAAAAAATTTTAGG